GGGCGCCTAAGTGCGGCTCTGGTTGTGTCATCTTGTTCATCGCCTTTGCCGCCGCTTCACGGGTTCCCCATGTGCGTGCTACTCCACGCTTATTCAGCAGGGGCTTGCCGTCGGAAAGGATCTGATATCGCTTCTCAGCCTTTGCAAAGGTTCGCCAGTCGTTGCTCTTCTTTACTGTCTTAATTGTGAACATGATTGTCTCTCTATGTTGGGAATGATGGGGACCGTAGCCCCCGGATAGGGTTACTCTTGGTTCATGCTGGCGTAGTATGCCACAGGACATTCGCCATAGATATCGGCGAGCATATCTTCGGCTTCCTCTTCTGAAGTGGGTCGATATTCGGCTATCTCTTCTATGTCGTCATTATCGTCATCACGATAAACACGAGTCACGAGGGAATAGGTCCCGTTAGGGTCTTCATTGTCAACAAGCCAAGCATCCTTTCCTGCAATAGTGCCAGCCCTCCAAGCGCATACACTCCATTCGGCGTTTAGTCCTGCGTTGCGGATGCCGCGTTGGCTTAGTGAGTATTGTATATATTCGTAGATCTGCATGTCTGTCTCTCTATGTTTGGGTTGCTGTCTTGACACCGTGCCAAGTTCATGAAGAGGGATTATGGGGGCATCGCTAATCGCGCAACAAAATAATTGCATAATCTTCTGAATATTGAGTGGGTGAGTGCTTGATATTGTGGGTTGAAGGGTTGGTATGGTGGAAAGTGGAGGGGTTGAGAATTCTTTAGAATAGTCTCAGAATCGCTTCTCTCTCCCTCTCCTCTTCCCTCTCTTCTCCCTCTCCTCTCCCCTTTCCCTCTCGAAACATAGAGAGGAACCACGCGTGGGTATTCCATCTTTCGCGCATGAGCTCGCGCACGGAAGAACATGAACGCGCCTTGCGCGCACGGACTACATGTGTAGACCTGGATGACCTGACCCCTCAAGTACCCTGCCACGACGCACCGACACCCATGATTAAATATGCACCTAAAAATACGCCTCAAAAAAAATATTCCCCAAAAAATTCTACCATCCATCACTCAACTGAGACACTGTACACAATGAGCAGATGTCACGCTCTTAGAGTGCTTAACTCTGCACTTACTGAGACACTGTATGGTTTTATTTATATATATATATTCTACACAGTGTCTCACTACGGCTTTGGTTCAGGCTGAGACACTGTTACCTTATGGACGGGAGTGTGGTATGAACAAAGCAGACATCGCAGAGCTCTTGGCTCGTCATGATCATATGTGGGAACAGAAGCGTCCTGACATGGCTCGCTATAGAGCAGCGTATGAGACCAAGTTCTGGCGTGATCAATACTCAGTATTGCAACCTCAAGATGATCCTGGCCAGATTGCGATTCAGGTTCCTATTGCGTATGAGTTTGTAGAGGGGCTGATTGCGTCTCTGTTTGCGAAGAACCCGGCTGTGGTCCTGAAAGAGGGCATTCGGAATCTGGGTGATGCTAAGAAGGCAACGGCATTAGCAAATGAGTTCTTGCGCACAGCTCGGCAGACTCTGGAGACCTGTTCTCGGATGGCTTTGATTTATCCGCACTCGTGGGTGAAGTTGATTCCGATTGAGCGTAAGTCTGGGATGGAGATTGTTCCGGTATCGGTTCCGCCGTGGGAGGTCATGGTGGACGATGATGCTCCGCGTCCCGAACTCCAGAAGTACATGGCGCACATGTATTATATGACGGTGGCTGAGGCCCAAGAGAAGTTTGGGGACCGGGACTACAGTGGCTCATACAAAGAGACCTACTTTCGGGACTATGAGCGCTTGGATGAAGATGAGCAACCCAATCCGGTGTTTGAGTACATTCGTGTGGTTGAGTTCTATGACCTGATGAATGATCGCTTGGTGATGTTCTCTCCAACAATGCAAGAGGGTGATGCGGTGTTGGCGGAAGAGAGTCCGATTCCGTTCCGTGACTGGCAAGACAATCCAGTGGTTCCTTTGGCTCCGTTCTACTTCCAGCGGCTGCCGGACTTCCCAATGATGGGCTACTCGGCAATCTCACGGATTTATGACCAGATCTTTGAGATGAACATTGTTCGCTCCTTCCAGGCTGGTGCTGTTCGGAAAGCGTCTCGCCAGTACCTGGTGAAGAAAGGTGTTCTTGATGAAGAGGCAATGGCTCAAGTGACGTCTGGTATTGATGGTCTGTTTATTGAGGTTGAGGATGAGGATTTGGAGGGTGTGATTCGCCCTGTTCCGCATAATCAAGTGCCTACGGAGGTAGAGTTATATGCCCGGACCGTCATGGAAGATCGAGAGCGCGGTACAGTGTCAGCGTCTTTTGTTCGCGGTGAAGCGACGAAAGCGACAGCTACGGAGATTGCGGCGTTGGCTGCTTACACGTCTTCGGAACTGGGGCGGATGGCTCGTGAGCGTGATGGCGCGATTGAGCAACTGGTGAAGATCTTCTTGCCGATGCGGTCTCTGTATATGACGGACAAGAAACCTGTGATTATCAAGATTGATGGTGGTCCTATGGTGATTCAACCGAATGACCTGATTGGTGACTTCCAGGTGTTTGCTTCTGACTCAGCGGCGACCCCGATGTCTGAACAATTGGCCAAGCAACAGCTGCTGACAAATGCTCCTTTGCTGGCGCAGATGGGCGTTCCGCAGTATGAATTGCTCAAAGAGGTTGTTCGAGTGCTGAATTTGCCGGAGAGTTTTTTGCCTGACCCGCAACAACAGATGCAAGAACAACAGATGGCTGCTCAGCAGGGTGTTTTGCCTACGGAGAAGAGCCTGGAGCAAGCAATTGCCAACCCATCGGCTAAGAACATTGGCGGCTTTCTACCTGGAGAACAATAATGCCCTTGTATGAGTACAAGTGTCAGCGCTGCAACCGACGCTTTGAAGAGCTGTACAAGGTCTCAGAGGCTCCGGCTATTTTAGAATGCATGTGCGGAGCTTTGGCAAACAAGGCTATTAGTTTGATTGCTAATACTGCGGCAAAGTGGGGCGACTCGCATGGGTACTATGATCGTGGCCTGGGTTCATATGTAGAGAACTCACAGCACAGAGAGCGCTTGATGAAAGCCAAGGGTGTTGTGAGCATGGAAGACTACGGCAAGAACTATGCAGAAGACCGATTAGAGAAGCGCCAAGCTGACTATGATCAACATGAAGTGGATGTTGCAAACTATAAACAATACCGTGCGCTGGGCCAAAGTAAGGGCGAAGCTATGGCGGAAGTGTATAATGCAGATCGCATTCTGGAGAACTGATGGCAAGTGTTGAAGAGTTAGAGGGTGAGGTTCGTGGCATGGCCATGGATGTAGATCAACAGATGGGTCAGCAGATTGCTGCAAGCACCCCCGAGGGCGACTTCTCAGAGCGTTCTTTGGATCGTTTAGCGCGAAGCTTAAACAAGATTCGCCAAGTGTTTGGTGCTGAACCTATTCCTGACATCAATACTGACATGGATATGTTGCCTGAAGATATGGCTCGGACGCTCATGATGCTGCAACAGATCAGTGATGATGCGCGCCTGAAGATTGATTTGGACCTGGATAATCTGATGGATGACCAGGGCTTAACTATTTTAGCTGGCAAGGTCGATGCAATGTTGGAGGATCGCAATCTGATGCTGTTTCTTCAGCAAGAGAGGGCTGGAACAGAGCCTGAAGAGGAAGAAATTCCTATGGAAGAGCCTGCGGAAATGCCAGCGCAACCTATGGCTGATGCCGATATGGACGCTCTAATGATGGAGCGCATGTAACTTGGAGAGAAGATGGACACGGAAACCACTCCACCCGTCGAAAATGCACCTGTTGAGACTGAATCTGCTGTGGAGAGTGCTTCGGCACCACCCCCTGATGTAGAAACTGAGCCCAACAACCCCTCAGAAGAGCGCGAACATACAATTCAGGGGCTAATTGACGCCCTGAGAGCCGATGCGGAGCTGCAAGAAGACCAAACTCTGAACAATGATGAGGTCTACAAGGGCATTAAATACAAAGATACCCTGCAGAATCTGGATGATGACGCCAAAAAGCTACTGAGCAACATGCGCTCGGACTATACGCGGAAGAGCCAAGAGTTATCTGACCAGCGCAAGGCTATGGAAGTCCAAGTAAAGGAACTCCAGGCTCAAAAAGATGCTCTAATGGAGTCAGATTACTATAAAACGCTCCAATCCAAGGCTTCTGAAGAGGTTGATTTCAATCCTTGGGACGAATCGTCGGTAGAGAGCCGGATTGAGCAAGAAGTTGCCAAGCGTCTCGAAGAGATGATGCGGCCTATGCAGAATGAGTACGCTGTTCGCCAGCGGGAGGCTCAACTCACCCAATTCAAGGCAGACCATCCTGACATGATGGACTACAAGCATGAGATTGTTGAGGTCTTACAGCAGAATGAAGGGATGCGGCTTGAACAAGCCTACTGGTTGATCAAAGGCCAGAAGTTAGACGCCAAGATGAAGCATCAAGATCAAGAGTTGCGCCAATACAAGAGTGCTGCTCGTGAAGCAGGACTCAAAGTAGGTGGTTTGTCTCGTGGTCGCAATCGCGGTGTCCCTGACCATGTTCGTCAGGGCTCGGCCTTTGAAATCTACAAGTACCTTGCAAACAAGAAAAAATCTTAGTACCCTAAGAACGAGTTTGTTGCGGCGAATCCCATGGGACACTCAAAGCAACACCCCCCGAGAGGGACACGGTAAAGCTCGGACACTTCCAACCAAGAGAGAACAATGGCAATTTCCAATGAAATTCTGTCTTCGACTCTAAGAGTCCTGGCAGAGCGGGAAGTGGACAACCTTTATAAGAATGTCCCTTTCCTTAATGAAGTACGTAACAGCGGCGGCGTTGAAGTCATCGACGGTGGCTCCAAGATCGACCGCGCTCTGATTCTTGCAGAGCACAGTTCTATTACTCAGCTTTCCAGCGGGTATGAGGCTGTGAATCTTGCTGTGGCTGACGCCCTGAAGAACGCCTCTTTCGAGTTCTGTGACTTCGTGGCTCCTATCGTCATCACCAAGAAAGAAGAGCTTTCTAACCGTGGCGAGCGCGCCATCATTTCCATCGTTGAGGCTCGTACCAAGAGTGTCATGGGAATGCTGCAGCGTGAGTTTGAGAAGCAGATTGTTGCTAATAGCAGCACGGTGCTGACTGAACTCAACACGCTGTTCGGTACTGCTGATGCAACGGCAAGCAACACTGGGTTCCTTGAGGCTCTTGCTTATGGGTCACAAGCCAACACGGTTGGTGGTCTTGATAAGGGAACTTACACGACCTTCAACAACCAGGTGTCTGCTGCAGGCGGTGGCTTTTCTGGTGGTGCTGGGCCTGTCAGTTTCATGACTGACCTGTACATTCAGTGTCAAAACTTTAGCCCTTCAGGTACGCCAAATCTCATTCTGGCCTCTCCTGCGAGTTACAAGCTGTACAAGAATGCTCTGTTTGAGAAAGAGCGCTACATGCCAGAAGACACGCTGGACGGTGGACGCCTTGCTCTGGCCTTTGCCGGTGCCAAGATGTATGTCGATCCCTTCATGCCTGCCGGCGCTGTGAGTGCAAACCAGGTCAGCATGTACTTCCTGAACACTGACTTCATGAAGCTTGTGGTTGATTCTGATGCCAACTTCTCTGTAGGCGAGTTTGAGCACATCTCTGGCTATGCTTCACGCGCAGCTCACATCATGTGCCGTTGCCAATTAATCACTGACCACCTGGGATCCCAGGGAGTCATCACCCAAGCTGAGACTTGAGGAGGTAACCCATGGCTACTAATACTTTACTACAGTACCTTGAGTCTACGGGCGAGGACGCGTTTGGAGCATCTGCATCTTTGGGTGCCAATGTATCCAACCGTCGCCAGGTTGAGACGTTCATTGCTTCGGCTGCTATTGTTGCAGGTGACGCAGTGACGTTTGATCTTTCGCAGACTGACGACAACCTTCGCTCCTTGCGCGTGAAAAAATCTGACACCGACGTTGCCACTACTAAGTGTTTTGTTGGTGTTGCTCTTAACTCTGCTGCTGCTTTGGGTGACCGTGTAGACGTTTGCTTAGCAGGCCCTTGCGTTGCTAACATTGCCAGTGGTGGCGGTGTTGGTGTACCTTTGGCGATTGGCCAGACCTCCGGAAAGCTTGAAGATTACACTGCTGCCGCATCAGTGCTGTCCATTGCTGCACACTGCGTTACTGTCCCTGATGGTGGTCAAGCCACTGTGATTGTACACAAGCAGTTCTAAGCTACAACTTTCCCTCCATGGCCCTCCACTCCACCCTCGGGGTGGGGGGTTTCTTTGTATCTGGAGATGTCATGAATCTTAGCCAAATCATCGACCGTTGCGGCACGATAATGGACTTTAATCCTAACATATCGGACTACCGTAATGAGGTTCGGTCACTGGTAAACATGGCATACATGGAGATGTTTGGGGACAAGCCTTATGTGTTTGCCCAGAAAGATGCCTACATTAATGTCTATGAAGACATCCAGGTAACAACTTTCAACTTAGCTGGGGACCAAGTAACTGCGGTTGCCGGCACACCATTTGACCCCTCGCATGAAGGGCGGGTTTTTACCATAAAGTCAGGCGCCTACAAAGGTGACTATGTAATTCGCAACTTTGTGAGCACGACGGTTATCAACCTTGACACTATTGACGGCTCGTCTTTAGTTGGCGTTGTAGTGTTGGGACTAAGCGGCATTATTAAGCAGCGCTTTGTAGACTTCCCAGAAGACTATATGGACACGCTGTCCTTGGGCTTGCGGCAGCCAGATCAGCCTACAACGCAGCCCTTTAGTTACATTACGCGATGGTTAGATGAGTCACTGGACTTGAGTCTGGACGAAGTGTCTACTCCTACGGACATGGTAATTGTTGCGCCTGAAGTGCTCAAACCCCCGGTGAAAGCACCAGTATTAGCAGCAGCAGGCGGCACCGCCCCAGCAGGAGCTGGTGATTATGACGTGTCTTACACCTTTGTTCGAGGTGGCCGCGAGAGTGCTCCTTCACCTGTGAGTGCTTTTGTAACGCTGGTTGCTCTTCAGCAGGTCAACCTTTCGGCTATGCAGCAATCAACATCTACCAGTGGTCTGAATAAGAGGATCTACCTACGTGGCCCTGAGAGCGATGCTTTCTATGTAGTCTCTAACGGAGACCAAACAGCAACCACAACAGCGCTTGTGAACCTGGGTCTTTCAACAGAGTATCTTAGTGAGGGTACCAGGCTGCCTGAGCACGAAGGCATGTATCAGCGCTTCAGGCTGTATCCTCGGCAGGACCAAGACTACTTGCTGACCCTTCGGTACTTGTTCAGGCCTGCTAAGCTTATTGATGATGCTGATGCACCCATCTTTCCTGCTGAGCATCACGATTACTTGGTGTACAGGGTCTGCCAAGAGCTCTTTGTTAAGCACAATAACTTGCCTCAGAGCGAGATTTATCGTGCCAAAGCAGACCGCAGGCTTCAAGACATTGAGAACAGATACCTGACAACGCGAAAAAGCACCTTTATCAAGGGTCATTGGCGTCAGACTTCTATGTACCAGAGACCTATTCCTCTTCTTAGGCACATTCCATGAACACCAATCAAAAGTTTGCAGCGCATCTTGTTCAGGGCATTGACCAGCAAGAGCCACCAACACCTCTGAGTGCTTCTCTAATTGAGAACTACACAGTTGATCCTGCCACGAAGGGTTGGGACAATCGTCTTGGCTACGAGAAATACCTCAGCTCACGGGCAAAGTACGGGATTCTTGGAGAGTTGGATCAGATTCGGTCTCTGTACATCTGGACGCAACACAGCGGAGCGCAGCAATATGTATTGTTTGAGTCTGAAGGCAATCTGAGTGTCTTGGACCCAACAAACAACAGAGTTGAGAATGTAGATACCGGCAGAACCCGGTACGCCAACAACGATATCGGGACATACTTTGTTCCCTTTGGCGACTTTCTTATTATTCTGAACGGTGAAGACAGGGCTATTAAGTTTAGAGGCTGGCCCACAAACAGAGATAATGCAAATTCTGCAAGCTGGTCTTCCTCATTAGGTTTTCCCAGAGTTCCTGGGGCTCCTGTAGGCTGGAGAGTGCATAATTACCCTTCCACGCGTGCTGACTATGGTGATGCATGCTCTATTTTTGCTACAAAAGAAGACACAGAAGATGATGTAGCAGAAATTGGCCTTGGAAGTTCTTCTGCTGGTACACCAAACGCATATCAATGGATTGCTACATTAGTAAGCGATAGCGGGTCTGAAAGCCCTATTAGTCACAATAGCAACACAGTAGAATGGCTGACACCTCATGGTGAGGACAATATTTTTGCAGACTATAGGTTTATTACGCAGGTAGATTTGCCAACAGGCGACTATCCGCACATAGTTGCGCGTCGTCTTTATAGAAGCAAAAACGATGACTTTACGGGGTTTTATTTTGTTGCTCAAATAGACAACGCTGAGGAGCCGTTCTTTTATGATGCTGTTGGAGATACTGAGTTGTCAAGTTTGGCTCCCTCAGTCACAGACAGCGTTCCTTTCCCGTGCCCTGGCACAAGGTTTGGAGCGGCGTTCAAAGGGTGTCTGTTCTTGGAAGGAGGGGCCTCGCAGAGCACCACGCTGTTCTACAGCAACCCCGGCCAGCCAGACCAGTATGGAGCGCTAAACTTCCTTGAACTTGGCTCTCGAACAGGCGGCAGCATCACAGGCTTGCACGCTTACTATGACCTTCTTCTGGTTCTTCGAGAGCGCAGTATTGACGTTGTAACTGGGGATTACTCAAATGGCTTTGTAAGCGCCACGCTGATGGAAGGCGTAGGGTCACGTTCTCCCAAGGCTATTGTTACAGTTCCTGAACTGAATGGTGTGATGTTCTTGGGTACTGATGGCGTTTACCTGTACCGAGGAAGCTTAGATGGCGGCTCAAAGATTGGGCTGGAGCGCATCTCTGATCCGATTATGAAGTCTGTAGGGACCTTTACCCGAGAGGCTTTAGGACGAGCTGTGGCTGTTTACAGTTCTAAGTGGAGAGAGGTACACTTCTATGTGCCCACAGCCGGTGCTCCAAAACCTAATTTGGGACTGGTTTTTCATACAGACAAACTTGCCTGGTCTTTGCGTAAAGATTTTCCTGTAGGCAGCGTTTCTGTAGATGCAAAGGGTGACATCATCTTTGGCCACAAGACTGGCGCATCTAATGATTACCAGGAAAGCGGGCTGTTTGCTGTAAGCCGCATTCGCCAGCAAGGATATGGCTTTCAAGCAGTCGGTGAAGAGTTTCAACTTACCGACAATCCTCCTTACAACAGCGTCTTCCGGTCTCCAATGCTGGACTTTGGGGACGCTTCGCGCAAGAAGTTTGTAAAGTACGTTTACCTGATGGTAAAGACTTTTGGTGGAGACAATTCTATTCAGCTTCGGTATCGCCTGGACCATAGTTATGAGTACACATCTACAACAGACCGTAAACTTCAGAGACCAGACCACCCAGACCAAGCGGTTTATGACAAAGCGGTCTACGGAACAGATGCTTGGCAGGAAGGCTTTTTGACAGAGCTTCGGTTTCCTGTGCCCAACAAAGCATGCTCATACTTTCAATGGGAACTCGTTACCAGCAACGATATTGTTCTCATCGGATACCATATAGACTATAGTATACAAGGTATGATTGTCGGAGACGGCAAAGAAGTACCGACGACCAGGAGGCGCGCATGAGCTACATCTGGAAAGAAGGAGAGCCCCGCGCCAATAATACTGTAGATGTTGACGGCTTTAACAACGAGTACAATGCCTACAAGTCAATGCTTAATGGTGGGTTGGACCGAGATAACATACCGCAAAACATTATTGGTGATTCAGAATATGTTTACGACAGCACCAACGCAAAAACAAGTACGCCCTTTTTTAGAGCGTCACAAGTTGATGCTACTTTTACTGCAGAGTACAAAGGCTACAACACAAACACTGCGGGTAATCGTTGCTTTGGGGCTGCTCGCTATGAAGAATACAACTCTGGATTTGTAGAGATAGCAACCGAAAGCCTACAATGTAAAGAAGGCATGCTTCAAATTGAGGCACGCGGCTACATGTATATTAATCCAGTAAACGCTTCTACCTTTCCTAAAGTAGCTACTTTGCGGGTTACGGTTGACAACGTCCCAGTCATTGAGACGACTGGGGGCTATTCAGTCTTTATGAACAGCGTTTACTTAGTGGGATCTACGCCGGTGGCTGAAGGAAACGTTACCGTAAAACTGCTTTGGAAGTTCAGCCCTATGGGTACGGTGACAACACAAAGCGACTCCGTAGCGTCGCCACAATTCTTTTTTGACGGCATCTCTATGCTGTTGCTAAATAGGTTTAGATAATGGCTACAATCCTAAATAGTGACTTTGTTGCTGGCGAGACCGCTCAGGTTGCTGACACAAATACAAAGTTTACAGATGTGCAGACGCAGACTGGCCAACTTAACGATGAGAACGTTCGCTCTGAAGGCATAGACCTGTGGCACTTAGACGCTTCGGCTTCAATGGTTAAAGCTTCAGGTAGGCAAACCACAATGCTGGCAGCGTTCACACACAACTACCCTTCAAAAGCAAACAGTGGCACAGCTCCGCATGTCATACAAAAGTCCGACGGCTCAGGCGGTAATTCTGATCTTGTTTTAGACATTGGTTCTTTACAAACAATGGCTGTGCATGATGTTTTGCGAGTTTATTGGAATGTTGAAGTTACCCAGCAAACTTTAGCTGGAGGGAATAACGACTTTTACATTCCTGGGGCTGCCAACTTTTCACCAGGAGGCACTTTTTGGGGTGTTTGGTTGCAGTGGTCAACTAACAATGTTTCGTGGTCTAATGTTCCAACGCAAGGCGATTTTTCTGCAGGTACTGTAGGAAGCGTGTCTACAGAATTTTTAACAGTTTCAAACACACAAACAAAAGCGTTTATGCCTATTCCACACGCTTTAGTATATGTTGACGGAAGCACTAACATTGTCTACACCTACCCTGCAGCAGGATCAGCCACATCCAAAGAGAAATACACTTGTGGCTCCGCGTGGTTGCATAAAAATAATTTAGGTGCTTACCAGTACAGGTATTTTAGACTTGTCTTAGGTGGAGTCTTTCAAAGCACAAACAATGGCGCAACGCCTCCTGTTTCATACATTGCCGATTACGGTGGTGCCTATGCTCCTTCTGGTGCAGCAGACGCGGCCATTGAACTGGGGCGTGTTTACCTTTGTGCTTTGCACTTGCGGGGGTCCTGATGGCTTTTTCTCCTGTAACAATCACCGCTGGCGTCATTGATGGCGCAACTTTAAACACGAATCTCAAGCGGATGCGCAAGTACATTAACGGTGAGGTTGTTGATGCAGATGTAGCTGCTGACTGGGTTACACATCGTCAACTTATGTCGGGGCGCTACAATGGCGTCACCAATACAATGAACTTGATCAGCGGTATTCAGGGCGGGAAAGTTCGGACGGCTCCCAGAGAGTTAGTCACATATCTTAGCAGATACAACACATGTCGAAACACAGCGGGTGGATTAACGTTAGGCAATGCGCAGTTTAATTTTATACCTAACACAATGCTGACTGTTTCAGTGCCTCGGCAGTTAAGCGCTATGATGGTGCATTTCCACATGCAGGTTGTTCATGAAGACGACACGCTAAATACCTCTGGAACAGGAGATATTACGTCGAAGGGCTCAATACAATTGGTAATGTGGAATCAGGCATTAGATATGAATGCCATTAACAATAAAACTGACGGCTCAGATTTAGTGAGAAAGCAGTTTTTGCCCATAGCCACAGTAGAAGAGAACCGAGTTGGCATTACAAGTTCAGGTCAAGGGGACAGTTCTAAAGCCAACATTCTGAAGCGCTTTCCTAAGATGGGTACGTTTCTAAAAAACAATGTGGCTGCTGGCTCTTGGCGAATTGCTTTAGTAGGCAAAACAGACGGAGCCAAGGTGAAGTTTGTGCATTGGTCAATCTCAGTAGAGGGATGGTTGTAATGGCGACAGAACAAGAGAAACAACTACGGCGCCAAGCCCTTGCCCAAGGGTATACGCAGGGAGCTGCAAAAGGCGCTACCTTTGGAATGATGACGGGCAACCCTTTGTTTGCCTTGATTGGTGCTGGTGTTGGTGGGCAAGTTGGCGCAATGCGCAATCTGTTTCAAACGCGTGGAACAAGAAGCGAACTTGCTGAACTAAATCGCCGTCAAGAGATGGGTGCGTTGGGCTTAACGGATGAAGAAATTGCTGCTCAAGAGAAGCTTCGTATGGACCCCCTGCGGTCTCGCATGCGTGAGCAAATTGCGCTTGGCGCTCCACAGGTTGATGATGCCGCAATCGCCGCCAGGATGATGTTAGGGCGCGAAGAGCAGCAGCAAAAAGCTGCGCGCCAAGTGTCAGCAGACATTGCGCAAGAAGATATTGCAGAAGCTCGCCGCGAAGAAGAGCGCATACAACAACTTACTCAGCAGATGCAAGAGCGCAGCGATGCTGTAAACTCTGACATCACAGAGTTAGGTAAAACTGTAGCGGCTTACAGCCTGGAAAGTCAGGCAATTCAAGCAAAGTTAGGTGATGAAGAAAATGTAGGAGCGGGTGCTTCTGCTTCAGAAACTTTGTCTATAATGTCACAATTGGGATTCTCAAATGCGTAATATGAGCTTTTATACCAATACTTATCTGCAGACACGCATGGACATGTATGAAAAGTCTTTGAAAGAAAAAGAGTCTCGCGAAGAATCTTATGAAGAGAGGCTGTTTAAGCTTCAGCAAGAAAGATCTAAGCTTCTTCGCGAGTATACAAAGTTCCGCGAGATTGAAGAATACAGCACCAGTGTTCGCCAGTCGATGAAAGACACAACAACCAACATTGCTACTGCTGGCACTACTGTTGCTTCTGGCGGCAAATCTGGAGCAGGCAGAAAAGTTGACATCAACTCTTACCAGAAGAATGTAAACGAGTATGCTCTTATTGTTGAGCAATTAGCCGCTGAACACAGCATACAGCCAGGCCAGGCAGCAAACATTGTAGATCAAAAGATAGCCGGGCAGATGGTAGAGTCTATTGTAGAGCGCTTTGCAGAAGGCAAAGTTGACGATGCTGTTGCGCAAGCCAGAGTGCTGAACAATGACTTGAAAGAGATGGATTCTGCAACCAGGATGAAAATTGTTGGTGCTTACAACAATCTTTTGAATAACCATGGAATACCAGAGAATTTTGCACTGTTACCTGACGGTGGAGTTAACCCGCAATTAAATCAACTTACAGAGTTGCCTGCAGGACTTGCTGCTCGCGGCCCGGCAATTAAACAATCTATTGAAGAAACTACAAGAAGAGAGATTGAGCGCGGGCTTACTACAAATATACAAACAGAGCGCACTGAGTATGATCCTGAGATTAAAGGGCAGATTAAATCTGACTTAGATCGAATTGCCAAAGACATGCAGCATACTCAAGATGTGCTTGATGCTTCTCGTGCAAACAAATTAGAGTTTGAGTTGGGCCCTGGCTACAGGCCTTTTGCTGGCATGTTCCGCACAGCTCGTTCAATGCGTGGGCGCGTGCAAGCTATGCAAGGCATGGACAATAATCAGCGCGAAGTGTTTGGAATTATTTATGATTATGTCAATCAGGGTAAACCCAAAATTGCAAACACAGCAGTAGCTTATGAAGTTGCATCTAAGATTGATGTGGGCAATGCAGGGGAACTTTTAGCAGCTGCCAGAAGTTCAGTCCCTCCAGGCAGTGGCTTAACAGTTAGCGACATTGTACAAGCGTATGCTCAGATTAAAATGACACAGAACGCAGGCAAATCTACACCAGGAGAACTGGTAGCGGACGAAGTAGAAATGCAAGATGTAGACGGTTTAGCCAGGCTAAATGGAGAAGTGGCACAACCAGGCGACCCCGGACTGCAAGCAGCGGAAGCAGCGTTGTTGCTTAGTGACAATTCAGCTCTTGAAGAACTTGGGGAAACTCTTAGTGGGCGAGAACCTACTGAAGAAGAAGATGAAGCGGTACAAGACGCTATGAGGTGATAAGTGGCAGAACTGGAAAGTCTTAACAAGCAACAGCAAGATACTTACGCTCAATCTTCGGCAGAAACAAAAGCCCAAGTAGATCTTTATTTAAGGTTGGATTCTGTTAAAAGTGCGGAAATGGTGCTGGAGCAGGCTGCAAGCACTGATTTGCCGCAACAAAGTTTTGAAAAGCCAAAGGTTCCAGAAAACTTTGCTGACCTTGCGTTTGCTGCAGGGCGATTGTCTACACGTCCAGGCGGTGTCAGCAAAGAACTTGTTGAGGAGGCTCTGTATAGGCCCATAACAATGGGCGGTTTTGGAGCGCAGGTAGTTAAGAAAGAAGACTTGCTTACGCCAGAAGAGATTAGACGGCGAACAACACAGCCACCCAAGCGTGAGGGTGAAGACATTCCGATGAATGTCCAACTGAAGTATCTGTTGGGATCAACGGAAAGACAACTCTTAGTCCCTGAATTAGCAGAAGACCCGCAGTTTACTGAAAGAATTCAGCCTAAGATTGCCGAAAAAATTAAAGCAGGGGAGCCTATTCGAAAGCGCGTTCGGGCTGCAGGCACTTTTCCGCTACAAGAAATGTTGGAAGAGAAAGGCATTGATGTTGATCGGCGCGAGGAAATTATCAAAGAGGCTTTGGAAGAAGAGATTCCAGGACTGAAAGAGCAGCAACAAGAAGCAGCTCAGTTAAAGGCGTTAGGCATTCCAGATGGGGGCGCAGTTGGCTACCCGTCACGTATTGTTGAGTCCAACACTATGCGTAACATGCGCGTCATTGGCGGCTTGTTGGATTCAGTGACTATGAGCATGTCTAATATGGCAACGTACGCTACAGTTTACAATCCAGAGACTGGAAAGTATGAGCCTGTGGACCCTTCAGATCCTGCTTACAGGGCCTATGAAAGGGGCGAGGAAGAACTCAAAGAAGCTTATGCTAACGGCGGAGACATCTATGCTCGATGGTCAGCTCTTGTAAATACCATTGATACTGCAGGCATGCCGCTTGAGGCCGAGGAACGTTTTGACCCTGAGAAGACCACCATGCTGCCTCCTACAGGAGACTTGCTGTTGGATGCTGGTGCGACCATGCGCAAGGGTGATTTCTTAGGCACTAAGTTTATGCGTATGCCCATGATGACAAAGATGTGGGAAGATCTTGGCTATAGCAACGGTCCACTTTGGGTTGGTGTTGCTGCGTCATTTGCTGACCCTACCCCATTTGTTGCGCCAAAGGTTCCAATTGCTATGGTTCGCGGTGCAGCAAAAGGAGCAGAAGCAATTGCTGAGGCCCGTGGTGCCACAAAGGCGGCTCAGGCTGCCCGTGTTGTTCAACATCCCTTGTGGCAAGTTCGCAATTACAATGCCTTCCGAGCTGTTGAGCCTCTTGTAGATGAAGTGTATGACTTTACTAAAGTAGACAACAACCTCAGCGCTGTAGCAGCAGACAATGTGGCTAACAACTATGTCAACAACCCCAGCATGAAAGCGGGGCTGCAGGCTGATGAAGGCACAAGGATTTACGCCAGTATTATTGATAATGCTGAAGAGACTTTGACAAGCTCTTTGAAGAATGCTGAAGAAACAGGTGGCTTCACCAATAATGCATTTGACCTGCGCAGCAATCTGGCTTTGTATGCTTCTCAGATTACCGGCAAGGCGCCTAAAGCGTTGCAGCGTTCTGCCGCAGATGTGCTTTGGACTTTGCAAAATAAACCTGGACGTCTGGGCGATAATGCGCTTACAACCACCACATCTACGTTTCTTAAAGAGTTGTCTCGCAATTCTGTGCATTACAATCGTTTCAAGCAATTGTACTTGTCTCGCAACCTGACGCCTCAGATACAGACTTCTATTGTTGCAGCAACAGGCGGCGACGCTTGGCGATTCTTAAACATGCATACGATGGTGCGCACTGAAAATTATGATGAGGCTCGAAACTTGTTGTCACAAGAGTTGCGACCTTATTTAGAAGGCTCTGATGTCAGTGCTGAGTTTGGCGCTACTGGTAGCATGTATCGCATAAACAATGGTGACGATGCTGCTCGCATTATGACGAATGAGTTGGGAGCTTCTAAAGTTGCGGCCTCTCCTTATTGGAGCAAAGTTGTTCGCAAAGTGCGAGGCGGCGACGCATTAAACTTGAAAGAGTATAACAGCACAGTAGAAGCACTCCAGGACGGCATTTTAAGCACAACCTACGGTGCGAGAACACTAAAGCCTAAGTACATTCAGGACCAAGACTACGCAGCCGCCAGACTGCCTCCTGAGCGCCGCAGGGATGTCTTGGGTAAGGGCAAGGTAAAAGAATTGGCGTTGGGACTGCAGCGTGCGCGTGGCAAGATTTTAGAGCCTGTTGGGGGTGGGGAAATGACCGCCTTCCGCAGGTTTACAGAGAATGCTGAAGCACAGCTTAAAGACCCAACAAACAGGTTTCTGCAGAATGTTGTGAACTCACCTAATCCGCAACAACTTTTAGCCAACGAAGCAAAGGCCACAATAAACTCAGATCCTGATGGGATGCTGCCAGTAATGCAAGCAATCTACGGCAAGACATTGCCCAAGAGTTTAGAGGATGCGCTGCGCGTTACTAAAGTGCCGGACAATGTAGATGCTTTAGAGCATGTTCGTTTTGTTGCTGACGATATTCTCACAGACCCTCGCATTACGCAGGCTGAGCGCGATGGGCTGCGTGCTCGTCGGAGAACCTATGTTGGCCTTAAAAGTTCTGCGCCCAAAGACGGTTCAGCTCTGCGGGAGTTTGTTGGCACTGGCCTTAAAGAAACAGAGGCTCTCACTCAAGGGACTTTGGCTTATATATTAGAGGCACGCGTTCAAAAGCCTGCTATTGCGCGGATTATCAATGAGTTTATTGTAGAGAACCCTGACCTTGTAGTGTCTGCAAAAAGCAAGCAGATGGTTGATCAGTATCTTGAGCAAATTTTTAGAGGTGGTGAATTACCTACTTCTATAAATACTTCTGACATTGCCTATGAAATGGCAAAGCGCGTATTCAAAGATGGTGAGGAGAGGCTCAGACTTTCTTTAGAAGCAAAGTACTACAAAGATGCAAGGCAGGCGGCTCTTTCTGAGATTCGAGAAAGCGAGGCTTCTTTAAGAGAATTGCGAAAGATTACCGATGAAGAGAAGCGGTTAATTGCAGAGCAAAGAGAAGCCGGAAAGGTTGAGCGCGCAGAGATTCGAGCAGAAACCCAAGAAAAAATTAAAGACCTTAATCAACGCTACAGTGAAGGCATCAAGCGGTATCAAGAGTCTATAAAAAAACAACGCGACGCAGAAAGGGCTTTGTTCTTAGAGAATAAGAAAGTCCAAGACGATGAAATAAAGAAGGTTGAGCAAGAGTTTGCTAAAGAAAAAGGAGAGGCAGCAGCGATTAAAGCGCAGCAGCATTCTGATTCTGTAGCACAGCAAATGGAAAATGCAGCAGCTGCGCGCATGGCCGAAGCTTTTAACAGTGATGACCATAGCTTTATGCGGATTCTTACCGGCTTTCGCAAAGTGAGCACTGAAGTTACGGCGCAGGCTGGAAGGATTCGCGACTTCTTTCCAAACAATGCGGAAGACGCTGTAAAGGCTCATAACGAGTACAGGTCTGCAGCGGCATCCGCGCACGGCGACTACATTAAAGTAAGAAAGGCCTACACAACAGCAGCCAAAGAAGATCTAAAGAAGATTACAAAAGAGGCTGATGACATTGTTGCTAAGTCTGATGAAGTGATTGAAGACGCTTTGCGAATTATGCGTGAAGACCCATCCCAAGCAGATGCCATGGCAGTTGCAATCCAAGAAGCCAATCGAGCAAGCAATGAAGCTCTTGGCAGCGTGCAAGCCAAAAGGGATATGCGCATTCGAAACCTTAATAAAGAACACAGACAACTTTACGACACTACTGTCGATATGATGACGGAGATGTCTGGAGTTTACGTTACTGAAATGCGAGCACTAAGGCAGGGTCGTCCTCCTGGCAGCACTAATTTACAAAAAGCTCTTAAAGACTTGATGGACGCAAAGACTGAAGATGCTCTTGTAAAGGCTAACAATCAGAAGAAAGCATTGGCGCTGCAGTTTAAGGTTCGCGATGATGCTTTAAAAGAGCAGGCAAAGAACTTTAAAAAGTCTCAAAAAATGCCAAAACAAATTGGCAAAAAAGGCCTCAGAGTTGAGAGAGAAGGGCGCCTTAAAGAGCAAAAAGCTGCACAACAACAAGAAATTGAGCAATTGGTTGAGCAAAGAAAGGGGCGTCAAGCAACTGTTGATGAGCAAATTCAAGAGTTAAAAGACAAGCGCCAGCGGTTGCGTGGGTCTGTTGATGTGCTTCGCACAAATACAGACATTCCTGCTTATCGGATCGATGTAGACGCTGAGGCGGCAGAAGCAAGGCGGATTATTGAAAGCAGGGCAGGGCAGTCTTTAAGAGATCTGAACGCGTATGTTGTTACCAGCGGGACAACTGGCGGTGAGTTGGCAGGGTCGGCTGAAAATTTAATGGCTACTTGGCAGAAACTTGGAGAAACAAACCAATATTTGCCCCTGACTCCTCAGCAGCAGGCTGGCTTTCAGAAGATGTTAAACCCTGACTTTGTACAGAAACTGCAAAAAAGTTTGCCTGATGGGGACACAACTCCGCTAACTCGGCTTGGCTCTGGTTTCCTTACGTTTGCTGACAAGACCCGTAGACAAATTATAAGCGGGCTGCTGGGTGGCTCGTTTGTGCTTGGGTTTATACCGGTGCCAACGTCAAGGTACTTTTCGCCTAACGGTCTTGGCGCTCCAATGCTTAGTTCTACCACAGTGCCTGGATTTACAACCAGGGTGATATCTGCGATTCCTGCAGCTTTTCTGTCAATGTTGCCGCGAGGACTGAATTTTCTGACGGTTCGACGCTTGATTAATGCAGATTCTATGAGTCAAACAACTCGCAGAATGGTAGAGGCTGAGCCTGCTAAAGCTGCTGCAATAAGAGACGAACAACTTGCCAGGGCAACAAAGTTTCAGATGGAACTTGATTTAGGCACATCTGATTATGCTAATGCAGAGGCCCAAGCAGCTCGCCAGGGCATGGATATTCATCAATTCCTGAACACTCAGCCAGGCTTAAACACTTACGGAGGGTTGACCCAGCCTCGATACACTACAGCGACCGGAGTGGAGTACAGCAACTATGACTTGATTCGTATGGTGCGTGAGGAAGAGTTTGCCAACCAAGTCACTTTCAACTTGGCTGATTCGTTGGGCAGGCAAGTAATACAAGCCTCTGGGCGCGATAAATTGTTTCGGCCTGTTGGAGGCCTTCGGCGGATTGGGCAATCGTTTACAAGCAACCGCGATCTTATGAACTATTTGAACATAGCCGGCTACGCTATGGACAGAGTGTTCCGCGAAAATGTTTTCCTTGAATCAATCATGCGTGGGTACAGCAGGTCTGAAGCGCGGATTTTAGCCAATGAAGCTTTGCTTAACTACAATGATGTGCCTCATGTTTTAAGACATAAGGTGGCTAAAAACGCTGCGTTTATGTCTTTTAGATACCGTATGTATGCTGAAACCCTGAAAGCGGCTGGAAGTGGAGGTAAAGCAGCAGAGAACCTTGTCAGAACAATCCGGGCAAAAGAAGGAATGGACAAGGGCCTTGAAGGTTATTTGTTCCCTGATTACACCAAATCCCGCATTGGCGCTTATGTTGCGGAACTTTTTCCTGGCGGGTCTCTGGGCGATTTTGGTTTGTCAGATCCACGATTAGAAATGTTGGTCACCATGTCTACTTTAGGTGGATATTATTCTACTGATCAGCGGATGGCTGCTGTTGACGATGTGTTCAGAATGACCTCAGGGTTTGGTGCACAAACGGCCATGGACGTTGTAATGCAAGAAGCAAAACGCAGAGGGAATCCTAATGCCCCAGGGATGCGGGTGCCGCACACATATGTAAACGCCGCAGCTCAGTGCGCCAGATTAATGGATGTTGACTGCACTGCCGAAATTGCTGAAAAATTAGGATGGGTTCCAGTTACAGGCGCAGAAGCGCGAGAAAGGTCCTACAACCCTACTTTTGACGGGGCTCAGTATGTTTTTGGAAACGCCTCTTCACAGTTGGCGACATTCAGTCTTGCAGCAATTGCAGAGTCTATCAAAGCAGAGCGCGGAGTTGTAGAGTTGTCGCAAATCTTAAACATGGCCCTGGGCGCTCCTGAAGGCATGGAGAATCTGCGGACTGGAAGACAGAGTGCGTTGCTCTACATGGCAGCCTCTTCTACAATGATTCCTGGCGTAGATTTAACTACTGCTGGGAGCATTGCTTACCGCAAGCGCTTGTCGCTTCTAAGCAGCCTGCCTGTTACTGACGCAGCCGGTCAACCAACTAATGAGTGAGACACTGTGTCGTATAGTATATAGTAATTAGCAACAGTGACTCACCCAGCCAGGAAGGAGAAGTAGAATGGCAAAGGTAGGAAGTTTCCTTCATCAAGTGTCCAGCACCACTGACGTGGCCGCTGTCGGCACCTCTTATAATGCCGCTAAGTACAGCAGCGTCAGGCTCAGAACCACAGCAGACCCTACTCGCGTGGGGGCCATTCTGAGTGGCGTCTATGTCAAGGTCAAGACGATTGCCGGTGGCGCTGCCAAGCTTAGCATCCAGATTAGCACCGATGCCACTGGTGACAGCATCATCATTCCCAGCAGCGAGGCAGATTTATCTACAGGGGTAACCACGGCAACGGTCGGAGCTGCGGTGTATGACCTGGCGATTGATTATGTTTCGAGTTCAGACCAGATCTACATCTGGTACAAGACAGACGCAGGAACTGTGACTGTGGACTCTGTTGAAGTCTCCTGGAGGGAATAATGGGCATCAAGCGCATATTCAGACCTACAGCAAGCGGCGGTGGTGGGACAGGGGATTTAGCTCTCACGGCGGGTGGGTTCGCTGCTCGTGCTGACCTGAATGCACAGAACCTGACAGCATCCGCTTCTGGCGGTACTGCTGGGTACACGTATGCATGGTCCTGTATTCGGCCCAATGGCTCTGCCAGTACAGCAGAGTTCACGCCCAACGCCTCAGCCCAGAACCCGACCTTCACGCCCGCCAGGGTTGGTTTGTATGCCGTTACATGCACAGTGACTGACAGCACGTCTGGCTCGGCTCTAACGGCCTCCAGTACACAAGCTAAGACCGTAGGAACAGTTCTGGGTCCGGCCATCACCGGGCTGGCTAACTCTGCGAGTCTCGCAGGGCAGGTGCTTGGTGTGAATGTTACGGGTGGAACAGGATCCCCAACCTACGCTTGGGCCTGCACTCGGCCAGACAACACTACCAGCACCAGTGAGTTTAGCAGCACTACGTCAGCGACTCCAACGTTCACTCCTGCCAGCGTGGGCTTGCATGCTGTTCGCGTAACTGTGACTGACAACAGCAGTACCGCAGTAACTACTGAGTCTACGGCCAAGACGGGCACCACCAGCAGCGCAGGCAGTTTGGTGCAGGTTGATGACCTGACTGGGTGGACAAAATGGGCCGGCGAGAGCACAGACAACGCATGGCTTGGGACTGGCTGGAATCAGTTTGGTACGTCTACGCCAGGAACAGGCGCAGCTAATATTGCCTTGAATGCTGGTGTGTTCACGTTCAGTGACGCTGATGAGCCAAGTTCTTCCCTAAACCAGCCTGAAGAGTGCTTTGGTTACGTTAGTCCGGCAAGTTACTTGTCCTCCATAGACACCACCAAGCCCGGCACATGGAATCTATTCCTTGAGGTTACCAGCGATCAGACCATCCCTGATGCCAGGGCCATGATTGGTGTTGGGTTTGTTTCGCGCGCATATGACGGCGCTGATTACGACGCTACAAACAACCAGGGCTTTGCCGGGTTTGTTTACATTGCCAACAACGGCACTAACAAAGACAAAAGCTGGAACTTCAGCGGCTACGCCAACGGAAGCCTCACCGCTGGCGGTGACGGAAACTACGGAGTCAACGCAAGGGTGGCTTTCAGTGCATTCGCCAGCGGGGAGGGGAAACCTCAGTTTCTCCAATCACAACTTTACGACGGGTCTTCTCCGTCAACTAACGAGAGCAGGATAGCAACGTCCAACACTACAGGCGCTATTGATAAATTTGCCACTGACAACGACGTTCGGCTGGTTATTTATATGGGGCGGCTCAATACAGGTCCTGGTGGAGCAAGCAACATTAGTTGCAAACTCTACTGGAGTTACACGACAGGGGGTGTCTAATGGCAAAGGTTGTACATTATGATGCTGGAAACAGCGACAAGGTCGTCATCGAGGCGTACCAGACCTACGGGACGACAGACACGGCATCGTTTCTGGCCGCAGTAGAGTCCGAAATGGTTCCTCGGTTGAGTACAACCGGGAGCTATGACGTGAATGACGCCGAAGAACTGACGCAATGGCTTGGACAGTTGATCATTAACTGCATTGAAAACAGCGACATCATCAGAGGTGTATAATGAAGTGGGCACAAATTCTAACTGTAGCTATCCGTATCGCTCCCATGGTCCAGGCCATGAGTGAGGATCTTAAAGAGCTCGCAGCTCGCAAGGCTGATTCTGACGGTGGTAAGAAAATTACTGCAGAAGAGGCTGGTAAGATTGCCCAGATTGTGGCCAGTGCCATTGGTGGGCTTGTAGACGAAATCCTTGATGAGCTTGGCCTCAACGTGGAGTGATCATGGAAACTGAAAGCGCATCACATCTGAGTGAATTGGTCATGCTGCTCACGGGGCCTGTGAGTGGACTGGCTATCTGCGTGTCCATCCTGGCCAGCATTTATAAGTTTATTATTAAGCATGGGATTCCTCTTGCCCGTGCTGGGCTGGAGATACACGCTAAAGGCATGCGCGATCAAAACACAGCTTTGAAGGACCTTATCAACAGCAATCAAAAGATTGTTGAGAATCTAATTTCTGAAATGAAAGAGGACCGTAAGGTTTTTCAGGCTGGGTTAGAGGGCATCGACCGCAGATTGAGTTATATAGAAGGGGCTTTGGGCGACCGTAGTGGCCGCCCGTAGCATTCAACTTACTACTCAGTAAGAAGAATGGATCTGGCAGCCCTGGGGAAACCTGGGGTTTTCAGTGTGGAGGCTGCGGGGGGATACCCTCACAGAGTCGGGCTTGGGTGACAAGAGGTAGTACAAAGAGCGCGGTATTGAATTGGTCCTTTGATACTCGTACTGAAAGGCAAAGCACAGACGACCTAATTGTTAGCCTTGCAACCTGTCTTGTCACCCGACCCCTCTTCCGACCGCACATAAGGAGACGCTATGGACAAGTTTGAAGAACTGGAATCAGCAATCAACTCTCTGATGAATCGGCTGGAGATTGTTGAGAGGTTTCTATCTAAAGAGGCCCAAGCCCCACAGCCTAAGCTTGTATATCCGTTTAGCGACCCTCCCAACGCCAGCATTAAGTTCCTGAGCGTGCATCACAGCGCTTCAAGAGCTGACGTCTCAAGAGAAGATGTCTTGTCCTGGCACGCGAACAACGGATGGCCAGCAGAGCACAGCGGCTACCACGTTTTCATCCAGGCTACTGGAGAGATTGAGTGGGGCGACATGGACGCTACGCTTAAATACATTGTAGGGCATCAGAACCCTCACACTCTTGGAGTGTGCTTAGCAGGCAATTTCCACCCATCTGACAGGGGTTACACGGGTCACCCGACACCAAGCCAGTTGGAATCCTTGAAGAGCGTTCTTGCCGTCTGGAAGAGCCGCTACCCCAAGGCAGCAGTAGTCCCTCATAAGTTCTTTGGCGGTACAGTTTGCCCTGGAGACATTTTGGCTGCATGGCTGGAGGACAATTATGTTAGTTGAGTTCTTGCTGGCGCAGTGCTCTTTCGAGCCTCCAGTAGGCTATGCAGGTATGGTCATTGAAGCTGCTGAGGAGTTCAACATCAACCCTCGGCTATTGAATACCGTGGTAGTGCAAGAGACCCGCTGCAACCATGAAGCGATTGGTTCTCAGGGAGAGATTGGGCTCGTGCAATTGCATCCTGTTGTATGGAGCCACCCATATAACTGGAACTGGCTGAGTACAGATCTTTCCTGGGATAGCCTGGAAGACGCCAGGGACCCTTACCAGAACCTCAGAGCTGGGGCGTGGTTGATTCACATTAACCTGATGCTGTCAGGCGGTGACATGCGCGGAGCGCTCACTAAGTACAACGGCTCTTCTACTTATGCTGACGAGGTCTTAGAGCGGTTCTTTGTGTACTGGGAAGACTGCGAACTTTAGAGCCTACGGATTGATTCAGGCAAGCCGGTGTTTTTCAACTCCACATAGCGGTTACGCCACTGTTCCCACATCTTGCGGGCATACTTCAATTCTTTGCTGAGGCGCACATTGCCGCACTTAAAGCCGGAGTTGCTGCGCTTGAGCGTGTTGCATTGCTCCTGAAGTTCCAGGTAACGCTTGATCAACTCAGCCTTCTTGAATTCTTTCAGATCACTATCATCCAAGTCTCTCATTAGTAGGGGCCCTTCTTGCGGTTGGTCTTGCGTGACGTGACGCGCAGGTTCTTCTTTCCGTTGCCGCCACCCTTGGATAACGGCCTCTTGTGGTCCACTTCCCTGGGGTCACCCTTCTTGAGTTTCATCTTTCGGCGTGCCTTGTTGCGCTTGTTGCGATCATCAATCTGCTTCTGCTTGCCGTGGTACTCAAGATATTCTTTCTTGTAGTTGCGTTTGCTTCTCTTCATAGTTCAAACACCTGGACATAAACACCGGGGGCTTCCCCCTCAGCTGTGAATCTCTTGGAGACCGATAGAGCCACCACCTGACAATCATCATCATATACGACACGATTGAGGGAATCCAGAACTGCTTTACAGGCATTGTCCACGTCAGCATAGTGAGGGGGCCCTGAAGCACAATACTGCCCTGTCTCTTTCTTCCTGCTCTTGGGTGTCTTGTAGGCAATGATTAAGCGAATGCCAACGGGCCCTTTGAGGGGTCCAAGGCTCTCAGCATCCATGGCTTTGTGCGCCAAGTGCTTCGCTCTCCGCTCATAGTCACGGGTCCTCTTGGGGGTGAAGACTCTGCCAGACTTGCGGCACAATCGAGGGCGGCCCTTCCCCACAATAGGGGAGGGGATTAGAAATTCTACAATAGGTATTAGATCCATGGTGCTGCTAATATCCTCCAAGCGAGAGCTGCCACTGACGGTACTTGTCCATTGCCAATGGCTTTAAGTCTGTCCATCCTGTTGGCCATCCCATCAGCCACTCTACCCACGTCGGGTTCAGTTTTCCACCAACATGAGCTTCCAGGCCCATCCTGCTGGTTCTTCCGTCGGCTCTCTTCAGCCGCAGGGTGCCCGTCTTGGTTCTGTAAACTTCCCCGTTTGTCGGAGACCAGTCTGCCACTGCTGAAGTGGGTAGCCAGTTCCTGCATCCTGGGTGTTTCATCATGGAGGGGGACAACTGGTTTGCTGTTGCTGTCGGGGTTGCAAGCAACGATCCAGATTCTATTGCGGCGATGCGGAGCACCGGCCTGGTAAGCTCCAAGCACTCCCCATCGAGCATCATACCCCATTTGGGCAAGGTCCCAGAGAACTCGTTTGAGCCCCCGAGAAGTGAGTAATGGGGAGTTTTCAATGAACACGAATCTTGGGAGAACCTCCCCAACAACCCGCGCCATCTCGGACCACAGACCAGATTTCTCTCCGTCCAGTCCCTTTCCTGAGCCGCAGAGGGCGATGTCCTGGCATGGAAATCCTCCGCTGATGACCTGAATACGCCCCTTCCAAGGCGCTCCCTGGAAGGTGCACACGTCATCCCAAATGGGGAATCTTGGCAACATGCCGTCCCGCTGTCGGGCAAGCAATACTCTCCGAGCGTAGTCTTCCCGCTCAACGGCACAAACTGTGTTCCATCCCAAGAGATGCCCTCCGAGGACACCTCCTCCTGCTCCTGCAAATAATGCCAACTCATTCACTTTGTCTCCTATGAATGTGATTAAAGCTTTGTGTAAGAAGGAATATCTGCTTTCGCTGGAGGCAAGAACATAAGCTCTTTTGTGCCGTCCAGGAAGATCTTCTCTCCGCAGGGACCGTTCGCTTTGGAAAGGTCTGGCTGCATACTCCAGTACAATTCAAGGCTGTCTTCGTTCTTCCGTACCCAGTAGGTTGGCCTCAAGTGCTCGGGCAGCATCTTGCTGAGGTTAATCTCATCATTCAGGTCATTAATAATTTCGTCATACGTCATGATGTCTCCCTCTTCACCAATTCAGGGGGCATGCCCTTGAGTTCATAGTGAAAGTTCTTCTGCTGCAATTGAGCCTGCTGGTTGGCCTCCATCATCATATTGATGACTGCATCCCATGTAGGCGCGACCCTCATGTTGATCCATCGGCTGAGTTGTGTAGGGCAGACATTGCAAATGCCTCCGACCTCTCGAAGCGTCTGGACAGTAAAGTCCTTGCTGACTCGGGTAATCAGCCAGCCCATCAGGGCCGGGAGATCATAGTGGTACTCTTTCTTGGTGCGCTTCCTCATGATGGCAACTCTTCAGCAGTACACATCCCAATGCCCAGGTAACTTCTCAGGCTGCGAGCGCAGGCTCTTGTCTCTGCCATCCTCAGGAAAGAGGGAGCGATGCCGCGAGACACGTTGTCCGGGAATGCGTCACCATGGGCCGTGAAGGTCCCTCTCTCGCCGCTGGCGGTGCATTGGACCACAACCTCTTTACCTTCTACATTGAGGTAAGTGATCTTGGTCTCCATAGACTGGAGTCCGTTCTTGTGAGCAAGCCACAGCAGGCCAGAATAGAGCACGAACTCTTTTCCCTGAAGCTTACAGATGTGGCCATTGGCTCGCAGCTCTGACATGAGCCCGCCCTCTTTTGCTACAACAGCTTGGACTTTGCCCTCTTTTGGCGCTGTCCTTGTGGGTGCATCTTTAGGAGCATGGTCCTTACAGAAGTTCTTCCATTTGCCTCCCGTGTCGGCGTTGTTCATGGCCCAACCTTCGTTCTTAGAGACGGGGATCCCGCAGGCTGAGCAGTTGGTGTCGAATCTATTCTTAATCATGGTATCTCCTATGCGTTCAGTTTTGCGTTTAGTTCGGCTGCTTCAGCAACCCACTTGTCAACAACCTTGGCGAAGTTGTTCGTCTTCTTGCGTGCAAAAGTCTTGGCAATCTCTCTGTCTAAAGCGCTCTCTACCGTGTGATGATCAAACTCATGCAATGGGCAGACCGTGTGGTGGTCTTGGCAGCGGCATCTCAGATAGTTAGGCAGCATGTCTTCCTCCTATGGTGAGCGGGAATTTTCCCCGCCCAACAATAGTATCTGGTTCATGACATACTGTCAAACTTTATGTGATTAAAGAGACTTATTAAACTCCATAATGTCGGTAGGACCACGCTTTTGGGCGACCGCATGATACCTTGACACAAGCCCAAGTCTTTCGGAGAGATGTTGCTCATCCAGCATATAGATGCGGTGTTGCTTGCCCTCTACCCTGACCCTTCGGCTGATGAGTTTCAGGCCCATGCGTCTCATGATGCCGCTCAGCCATCTCATGGGAGTGCTCTTGTCATCATAGGACATGTTCAGCAGATCCAACTTCTGCCGATGTACATCGAGCCACATCTCAAGCCTGACTGTGTTTGCATTCTGCTCTGTTCGGCAATTCATCCAAGAACCGTTGCACAGTTCAGCTGCCTTCACAGCGCTGGCAATTGTTAGCGCCCTGACAGTTCTGTAGCTCTGATGGGTGATGGCTCCGCTGTGTACTGTTTGAGCGTCTGACGCGCCCAGGGCGGCATGCTTTGCATCCTGAGCCAGCATCACATCACTGAGCAGCCTAAGCCTTGCTCTAAGCCTGCCGTTAGCGTCTTGAATCACCAGATCAGGAGTTACCTCTTGTGCATAGAAGTCGGTCAGTTCTTTCTTCTCTTGTGAGCACTGCTCTTCGTATGTTGAGGGCTCTTGAATGTCTTTCTCTATCACGGGAGCTGCGCTTACATCCTTGCTCCATCGGCTCTTCTGTAGATCCGCAGCGACAACCTTGGCCTCGGTTACATCTATCCTTGGCTTGGATGTCAGTTCTTGAACAACGTCCAGATGCCCACCCCGATGGCGTACCAGAGTACAGAACGCATCGCCCAGCATTCCCCCGTCTCCGCCCCAGTGCCTCTGATGCACAGTGACACGAGCATACCGCTCTGCCATCTCTTGGTCAGTTAGTTGGACTCTGTTCCTCAGAACAATGCCCGGCAAGAAAGCCCGCACCATGCGCTGGGTCCAGTCTCCTCTCTGCAGGCATTGATTGATGATGTCCTGTTCAGTGCGCTCGTTGGCCTTGCCTCCCTTAGGCAAGTACACAGTAATCTCACTGGTCACAGGATTGCGCACCCTATGTAGTTGCTGCAACAGGTCAGACGACGTGCCCACACCCATACATCCGAATCCAAATATTGTGTAGCCAGAGGCCTCAACAGACACCGCAGTGCCCCAGCTGGGGGAATACACCAGCGCCTCACACTCCGTAGCGTACCGAGTAGGATCCTGATTTGCCACCTTGCCCTCATCCTGCAGCAGGGTCCTGGATGTCACCAGACCAACCTTGCGTTGTGGGTCAAGAGTCTGCAGCATCTGTGCAATGGTCTCTGCATCAGCGCGAGACTGACAGGCCACAGCAACCTTATTGCCCTTCTCGTAGGTCTCTACAAGTTTGCCCAGCACATCATTCTTGGTGTTGCTGACCTTGTACTCGTACTTCATTGGCAGGTCCACGCGGATCATCTGCGCTTCGTCAGCACAAGGCCCCAGATGTGGGCAGGCATAGTCCATCTCTTTGACGGTCATGGTGGACAGATCGGCGTCCATGCAGACAACAGCGGCAGCTCGGTCAAACACACTGCGCCATGCGTTATGAGCCCTGAGCCTGCCCTCTGCGTTCATGGTTCCACCACGCGCAAGATGGCGAATGACTTGCTCTGACTCATCCAGCAGGATGATAAACCTCTGCTCTGTGTTCCACTCCAGATTGATTCTGTAGAGAGAGTCTACACAGATAGACACGTCCGTGTGGATGGATCCCTTGCCGTCTCTATAGTCTGGCAGTCCAAGCCTCTTACAGCCCTGTGATGCCATAGAGCGGCGATGCGTGATGTACACAACCCGTGCATCTGGATGGCGCGCTCTCAGCGCAGGCATTGCAGTGTCTTTCAACCAGTAAGTCTTCCCCACTCCCTGGGGTCCTCGCATTAGAACGACATTGCTGGTAGGCGCGACAGCCGGGAGATACCGACCCTGCACCAGATCAGACTCTTTCAGCCGAATAGAGCGAGCGCCCTGTGGCACTCCAGTCTCCTGAGATGGACCTCCAGCCTGCACCAGATCCTTGGAACGGTCAATTGCATGATCAATTCCCCAACGAATGGCGCGCTCCAGCGAGCCTTTTTCCTTGTCGGGAACAGCATACATGATGGCCATGCGGATTGCACGAGTATTCAGATTGCATCGCGGATCTGCAGCCAAGCCACCCAGCAGCTGAGCATAGCGGATGATGGCACCATGACGGTCAGGCCCTGCAGACATCTGCTCTAAGCGCTTCACTGCGAGCTTCACTTGACGGTCAGCGTACTCAGCAAGACGCTCTCCATCGAGACCAGGAAGAAGTTTCACATACTCAGCGACATTGGCTTGTCGGGCCTCGCGCTTCTCAATCATCTCTCTGGACATGAGGCGCAATGGCTCACTCAGAGCAACTCTCTCCTCGCCCCACACTGCAACCACTCTGTTGGCAACGGGGTCCACGTCAATAATTGGATTCACCACGTAGTGAGGCTGTACTTGGCGAGCCACCATAGCATCTACACGAGGAGCCTTGGCTTTGAGGTACTCTCTCAGCAGCGCACTATCCACAGGCTCATCCAACAGGAACCACAGATGCACTTTGATGCCGCCATCGCATCCTGGGTGGTAGCGGCCATCCTCCTTAATGAACCCAGCCGATGCGCTCCATTGAGCAACAAATCCCACATCATGCCACTCACGAGGAAGAACATCCTGCACCAATCTGCTCAGAACTCTCTGGTCAGCCTCAGCGTCTCTACCCGGCATCCAATCAGGTTCATTAGTGTGCGCATCATCCACATCAATACATGCCCATCGCCGAGGGCAGTCTGCAAACATCCTATTGTTGCGTCTCACTGGGGCAGTGTGACGAGCAAGAGGAGCACCACGAATAATCACAGCGTTGCTGTGCTGCAGGCTCTTGAGTGTTCTCAGCATCGCAGCTACAGAACTCATGTCCACGCCATCGCCCACAAGCCAATCACGGATCATAGGGTAGGAGGTTCGCTCGAATCCAATGCTGCTGGCAACGTAATGTTTGGTGGGTACTGCACCTGTAGACAACAGGTTGACAGCGATATCTGCGTCAGATAATCTCATCATGTCTCCTATGTGCCCCCCAGGTTTGGTTCGCGCCTCCTGGGGGGTTCTCTCTTTGTACTGCGGTGATGACTGCATGTCAAGCATCATGATCTCGTGGTATAGTGTCCATAGGAGTATATCGTATGTCTGAAATAGCAAAAGTGCCTTTCCAGTTGTTTGAGTCTGATGAGGAAGAAGAGGCGACACCACCAAAGCCCGTTCCGTTTCGGATTAACTACGAGCCCTGTGAAGATGCGCCGACAGAAGTGGACCGTATCCACGCTCTGCGCCGTGCTTTGTCCAGGGGCGATACGCACGCTGCACTCAAGCAATGGCTCAGCATTGCCATGGACAGAGTAGTAAACAACGAAGAGCAGTTGCAGATGCTGGCACCTCGTGACATTGAGGGCATTCTGCGCATGATGTTGGCGTACCGTAAGGAACTGAGAGAGGCTCGAAAGGAGCGCAGAGACACAGCCGGCAAGGAAGATCAGGCTACAGAGGCCTTCTTGAAGCGCCTTGAACTTATTCAGAACGAAGAATGAGGGACCTCGGACTTGACCAGTGGCTGAAACTGCTGACCATATTCAACAAGCGCCAGCAGCGGCTTGACTTTTTCCAGCCCAATCCGGCCCAAGAGCATCTCTGGCAGCTCATGCAGCAGCACAATCGCATCCTCGTGGTCAAGGCCAGGCAGATGGGCATCTCAACTGTATGCAGAGCATATCACTACTTGCAAGCACAGATGGCTGAAGAGCCCCTTACTTACGCCATTATCAGCCACACCAGGGATTCTGCGCAGCATCTTAGTTCTATAGACAAGAACTTTCAGCGCAATCTGCCCAAGGGATTGAAGCCAGCACTGAGCCAGAACACTCCGCGAGCTACTAAGTTTGCCGACTCAGGGGCAGCAATCCGCACATACTCTGCAGGAGGCAAGGGTGGAACCCGTTCGTTTACTGCCAGCGCAGCACATCTCTCTGAGTTTGCATTTGTGGATGACCCAGCAGAGTTACTTGCTCAGGTCATTGCATCTGTAGGTGACGGCCAGATCATCATTGAGAGCACGCCCAACACACCAGCAGATCTATTTGCCACCATGGTTAAGCAGGCCCTTGCAGGTGAGAGCGAGTGGAAGCTTGCGTTCTATCCGTGGTCATGGGATCCATCCTATGAAGCCAAGATGCTGCGTGGGGATCTACATCTCAGAGAGCAAGAGTATGCCAAGCTCCATGACCTGACTCGGGAGCAGATGTATTGGAGACGCAAACAAATCAACATCATGGGCTCTACCAAGTTCCGACGTGAGTATCCTCAGACAATTGCTGAGGCATTCATGGGTGGAGCTGAGTTGTTCTTTCAGCCTGAGAGCCTGGAATTAATCCAAGAACTCAAGTGTCCAGCCGAAAGAAAACATCGCCCCATCAGCGAGCCTGACCCGAATGATGGGTATGTCATGGGGATAGATGTCGGGAGCGGCTCAGGAGGGGACTACAGTGCCATCACGGTGCTCAGCTGTAGAACTCGGCAGCCGGTGTATCACCATCTCAGCAATGACATCCCACCAGGCAGATATGCAGAGGTTGTTTTGCAGATTGCTGCAAAGTTTTACCAGCCCAAGATTATCTTGGAGGCCCAACATTCTGGTCTCGTTGTCCAGGATAGAATCGAGCTTGCTGGCTACACAAACATCTACAGAGAAAGAGCCAGCGGATACAAGACGACATCGGCAACAAGGCCTCTGTTGTTTGGTGGATTGCAAATGGCTGTGGACGAGGGGACACTGATAGCAGCCGACCCGATTCTGTTAGAGCAACTCCAGCAGTGTGTAGTGATTAATGGCAGACCTGACCATCCTCGTGGATGCAATGACGATCTATTGATCAGCGCAGCTCTTGCATACTACCTGTTAGATCGCACTCCCATCAGCCATGTTGAGCGGAACTGGACACGCAGCGTCATCGACAAGCACAAGGCCAAAGCCCGAGCACGAAGGGCAAAAAGAAGCCTGCCTTGGGACTTGAGAGGGAAGACGCGTAAACGTGCATAACTCTGTACTTTGTGAGACACTGTTCTAAAATTACTTCTATATATATACTACACAGTGTCTCGGCCGAAACAGCAGCCGGGAGAGCAGCCGGGAGTGATAGTGAACCCTGCCGGGTTCCCTCGCGCCGTGCCCTCTTCGAGCCTCGAATACAGGAGCTGCGTGCCCTGACCAGGGTACCATGATCGGTCGGCTTGATCCGTACCCCAAAAACAAAGAAGCCCACCAGCTCGGGAGCTGGTGGGCATAGTTGGATCTGTCGGGTCTGTTTAGTGCGGAGATATCAATTCAATGATGTGGTCTATTATGCTGTCATGCTCGCTTGTCTCTATGTTTAGAGGGGGTCTATCTTCTAAGGCTTCAAGCTTCAGGTCTTTGATTGTAAACCCACGGTCTGAAAGGTAATGTCTGTCTGCGTCCTCGCTTGCTATCTGGTAAGCTTGTTCTATGCTGTCAGCTCTTATCGGCCAGCTACACCGCTCTATTCTGTCGATGCTTGGCATCGTTTGAAAGTCTCCGCCATAGTATCGAATGAATCGCGCTCTACAAATAAAGTTCATGGTGTTCTCTTATTTGGAATGATTGGATCTGACAGGCATAATCATCACGCTGTCGGTATCCTTGTCGGTCTCAATATCTGCGCAGATGAAAGACACATCTAAAGGACCGTCAAGATGAAGAGACATAGAGGCATCCTTTCCGTGCTTCTCCATTAGATGCTTGGCAACATTTAGAAGATACTGAGCCTTGAAGGTGGTTCGTTTGTAATTGTTCAAGGTTCTATTCTTCCAAATAGGGGAAGTATCAGGATACCTGTCCAGCGCTACAATCTGCCCAGCAAGCATATGTCCTTTGTCAGATTGCCAGACAAGAGGATGAGAGCCGATAACCAGGCCATCAGGTAGCACTTGAGACGTGTAAGTGTGGCCTACTTTAGCGCGTCCATTGAAGGTGAATACCCTTTCAGCCCAGACATTATCCTCGGGAATTCCTGTTTCGGTTTGGTTCATATGAATACGCGTTAATAGGTGGCCGTTAGTCCACTCTACATATTCTGGAAGGATACGCATTCCAAGATGAAAGCCTTGAAACCTATTCTCTTTGGGTGCGCCTTTGGATAGGGTGCTGACTTGATTAATAACGTAGGCTGGGAGTGTGATGGTAGCTGATGACATAGTATTGTCTCCTATGTGGTTGTTTAGTAGATGAAGAGAGCAGCGATCCAAGGGATAGCCAGCATGAAAGGATGGACAGGAATATTGAATCCGAGGGCCCACATAAAGAGCAAAGCGGATCCGATTAGTCCATGTCCAAAGAGGACGAGGCAGAACAGGTCAAACCAATTCATAGGGTCCCCACTTGCTCATAAACGTGTCTTCTGCAGGCTTCAAACCCTACCCAGTAGGCTTGAATCTTGTCAAATAGGCCCCTTGCAGTCTGGGCGCTTAGGATAATCCTTTCACCTCCGCCTTCACATACTTGGCATAACTTCCAAGAGCGCCCGTACGTTCTACTTCCTTCCTCAATAAGATAATGACCAGCGTTACAAGTCTTTGTTTCAGGGTCCCAATATTCGGCAGGCGTCCCGAATCTTTGGTTAAAGTGTTCCGCTCTATTCTTTAGAACTTTGATTGTAATGCGATCCATAGTTGTCTCCTATGTTGGTTGTTTACTTGTTTAGCCATTCGTCGAATGTAATCCAGGGCAGCCCCAAATCTTGCATGGCTTCTACATAGAGCAGGTAGCGTTCGTATAAGGTCATAATGTTCTCCTATGTGGTTGTTTACTTTGTAGTGACCTTGAATCCGAAGTTCGAGCCCTTGTGATACAAGTGGGCATAGTGACCTGAACCGAGAGCATATAGGTTATTCGGTGTCCTTTCCTTAGTGGCCTCCCTTAGTGCTTTAGTCTCTCGACTTGTTAGGTATCGTCCCCCGTTAGGGACCTGAGAGTTTAGAATAGAGTACATGGTGTTCTCCTATGTGTTGAGTGTTAGGCGCCATCGGCGTTTGGATGTGAACTGGTTAGTTGTTGCGGACTCGGAGCGTTTACGACTTGCCCACCCGCTCCCCTTCGGTGGAGTGGTTACCCCGTCTTTCTTGAAGCCCGCCTTCTTGTAGATAGTCCCGGTGTGCTTGGTTCGGTCATGATACGAGATAAGCGCTTGCATGCCGCGGGTCTTTGCTACTTCGGCAGCATACCGAAGGACCCTTGAAGCGGTCCCGTAGGGTAGTCCCGGAAGAAGGACAAAGCGGGTTATCTCCCCTATAGAGCCGTCTTGAGGAAGCATTCTTGCGACAGGTCGAGAGACCAGACACAAGCCCAGCAAAGGACCCGTTGCGACCAGTTCACCGAATAGACCCGGCTGTCCTTCGTATACCCCGACAGCATAGAGACAGCCCGGCGGAGGGTTCTGAAGGTAGTGGCCAGACTCGCCCAACCACTTCTTGACGTTGTCAGTGTAGGATATCGGCTTGAATACAAGTTCCACGCGTACCTCTCCGGCAGCTCGGCCTTGACCGAGCGAAGGGTGATAGGGCCCGAGGGGGACCCGGTTATGGTTATGGTTAGGCGTTAAGGCGAGCCATAAAGAGCAAGTCATCACAGTTTGCGCCGTATTGCGTAGCGACTAAGCGACACGCGACTTCAAGGCTTGTCTCTTCCGCGATATCAAGCGCAAAGGAAACCAGATGCTCCATGCTGGATCCGTTCTCAGCATACGGACCGAGCAGGTCAAGCGCTTCAAACGCATCCTCTATGAGGTTCAATTCATGGGCCTCCTCGTCAGTTAGCCCACGAGAAGCGTGTATCGAAGTAAGTTCAGACTCGCGTGCTTCCGCCCGGTCAACCACATAGGCCGACAGTGCTTCAAAGATTCCCTTTAAGTGCCGCTTAGGGAGTGTGACCATGGGGTCCACAGTAGGGGCGCCTAAGTGCGGCTCTGGTTGTGTCATCTTGTTCATCGCCTTTGCCGCCGCTTCACGGGTTCCCCAGTCGTTGCTCTTCTTTACTGTCTTAATTGTGAACATGATTGTCTCTCTATGTTGGGAATGATGGGGA